GCCGCCTACTGTGTCGCGGATTGCCATGTCCAGCAAGCGCAATCTCAAGCGCATCAACAACCCTGACGACATCATGAGCCTGCCGTACAGCATCGTGGCGACTCGCCAGCGGTTCAACATCTTCGCTGGGAATTACTGATGAAGTCGCCGATCTTAGGCGGCTCATATGTAGCGCGGTCAACCAATGCGGCCGACGCGCGGCTGGTAAACCTGTACCCCGAGGCTACGCCACAAGGCGGCAAAGAGGCAGCATTTCTGACGCGCTGCCCTGGCCTGCGCCTGCTGGGTACGGTTGGGTCTGGCCCGATTCGCGGGATGTGGACGTTTGGCGAATACTTCTACGTTGTGTCTGGCCTAGAACTGTATCGGGTAAGCGCGAACTACAACAATTCGCTGCTCGGAGCCGTGACCGGCACGGGGCCGGTGTCCATGAGCGACAACGGCACGCAACTGTTCGTTGCCTGCAATGGCCCAGGCTTTGTCTACAGTTCCAGCACAGGCGTTTTTGGGGCCATCAACGACCCTGACTTTGCGGGCGCTGTCAGCGTCGGGTTCATCGACGGGTACTTTGTTTTTACCCAACCAAACAGCCAAGTGTTCTGGGTGACTACCATCTACGGGACGGGTATCGATCCGCTGGACTTTGCCAGCGCAGAAGGATCACCTGACGGTCTTGTGAGCATGATCGTGGATCACCGCGAGGTCTGGCTTTTCGGAACCAACAGCGTTGAGGTCTGGTACAACGCAGGCAACACCGACTTCCCGCTGGCGCGTATTCAAGGTGCGTTCAACGAGATCGGCTGCGTTGCGCCCTACTCTGTTGCCAAGTTGGACAACGGCGTTTTCTGGTTGGGGTCTGACGCCCGAGGCAACGGCATCGTCTACCGTTCGCGCGGCTATACCGGCCTGCGTGTCTCGACCAACGCTGTCGATTTTGCGATCCAGAACTATGCCGTCATCTCGGATGCGGTGGCCTACACCTACCAGCAAGAAGGTCACCTGTTCTACGTCCTGACGTTCCCGTCGGCAAACGCAACTTGGGTGTATGACGCCTCGACCGACCTGTGGCATGAGCGTGCTGGCTGGGGGCCAAATGGTTTTATGCGCCATCGTTCCAACTGTCAAGTGAACTTCAACAACGAGGTCATCGTTGGCGATTACGAAAACAGCAACATCTACGCGCTTGACCTTAACGAGTACACCGACAACGGCGCGATTCAAAAGTGGTTGCGCTCATGGCGGGCAATCCCTACCGGTCAGAACGATTTAAAGCGCACGGCCCAGCACTCGCTGCAACTGGACATGGAAGTCGGCGCGTTCAACACGTTGACTGAACAGATACCAACAAACGAAACGGCTGAGTTAGCCATCACGCTTGATGGGATTGTTGTCAGTATGTCTGCCTTGTACGATGGCGACATCCTGTTTGCGCCGTTCAACAGCACAACGACAACAACAGACGTAATCTCGCCGCCTCTTGTCCCTGTTGTTACCACTCCGGCAAACACCACGCTGACGTTTGACGCAACCAAGGGAACTTACAACACGCTGAACAACCCCGGCCAGTTCCCAACTGCTGTATACGGCCCATTTTCAATATCAAAAATAAGCCCCGCCAACTATCCAACAGATTCTTTGTTTATCTCTGCGTATATTAACTTGACAGGGATTACCAACGGGTCTGTTTCGGCTACTACCGTATCAGAATTTTTGTCGTTTATTTACTCAGGAAACGCCAGCAACACAAACGAATTTACCATTGGCGTATATGTAGAACTTGGCACGCGGTACATCCGCACCCGCGCTCAATGCGTACCCCTTAACAGCAATGTGTACAGAACTGCACCGGGGCCGTCTTCTGGCGTTCATTTTTATTCTCTTGAGTGGACACCAAGTGGAGGCGCAATTTTCCGGTTGGATGATCAGATTGTTCGCTACTCAGAGGGCGCGACTCGCCCAACTACCGACTACCCCGCCAAACTATATGTTCAAGGCCCGTCATATGGCGGGGCGTCACCCGGCGGCATATACGAAGCCACAATCAGCAACGTGCTAATTAGCCGCAGAGATTTTACCCCTACCTACTCGTTTACAACAGTATATGACAATCTAACTTACACAAACTTTGGTCAGACCATATCTATGGAGGTAACCGCGCTTGTTCCGCTTGCCAGCATAGGCAGCATGACATCAATTGATCTGTCCGGTAAAGTGTATTGTGAGTTTGAAGTTACAGGTGTTGCCGGTATAAATGGAATGGTCAATAGTTTTGGCGTTATTAAGCAAGACCCAGACCTGATATTTAACGTCGCCAACCCTACGGGCGCTTTTATTTATTCAAGACAAGATACGGGACTCGGGTGTGGTTTTGCTGGCAACTCTGGAATGTTTGTCGAAGCAGTAGAAGCCGCAAGTGCTGCGTATAAATTTTATTCCGGCGACCGCATTGGCCTTGCGTTTGACGTAGCCACCAAAAAACTGTGGGTAAGCAGGAACAACGTATATATTAGCGGCGATCCCGTTGCGGGAACCTCCCCTTCCGCAACGCTTACTGTTGCAGGGCCGTTCCGTTTCGCCCAAACGTGCTACTCATGCAACGGTGACATTGGAACGTACTCCTACACCATGTACCCTAAAGCATCTTTGATGTTGTATTCACCCCCATCAGGCTTTACTCGATACGATCCATCATGACCGCAACTGTAACCCGCGCTCCCTTAGTGCTGCTCCGCTGGTCTGATGACGGCGGGCACACTTGGTCGAACTACCATGAAAAGTCTTGCGGCAAGATCGGCGAGACAGGCACTCGCGTGATCTGGCGCAGGCTGGGTATGACGGTCAAACTGCGCGACCGTGTCTACGAGGTCAGCGGCACAGACGCTGTGAAGATTGCCATCATGGGCGCAGAGATCATCGGATCGCCGACAAATGGCTAACCAAACCCAGATTCCATCCGCGCGCGGCCCCCTCACAGAGGGGGAGAATAACCTCATTTCGCGCGAATGGTTCCGGTACTTCAACAACCTCAACACGTTGGCTGGTGGCGGGACAGGCTTGATCCCCGTCAGCAGCGGTGGCACAGGGCTGTCCACGATCCCGGCTAACGGCCAACTGTTGATCGGCAACGGTACAGGCTACACACTCAACACTCTCAGCGCCGGAACAAACATTGCCGTTGCCAACGGCGCAGGCAACATCAGCGTGTCGTTCTCCGGCATCCTTTCGCCCAGCCAAGGTGGCACAGGCAGTTCGACCATACCTCCCGCAGGCGCAATTTTGTTTGGCAACGGCACAAACTACACCGTAAACGCCAATTTCAATTACAACACAGGTACAAACACCTTCACCGTTGGCCCTGCTGGGGCAACAACAATTATCGAAACCCTTGCGCCTACTGGTTCAACGGTTGCTGGAACTTTGCGTTTTCTTGGCAAAAACGCCAGCGCAACTAATGGCGCGGGGGGCGGGATACGTTACGTTGGTGGAAACGCACTTGGTACTGGCACGGGCGGTGGGCACACTTTTTCTTGTGGTACTGGTCAAACTGGCGGCGGGATAAGTTTTACTTCTGCCAACGGAACCGTTAACGGCGGTTCTGTGGCTTTCAATTCCGGCGCTGCGGATGCTGGAGGAACGGGTGGTAATTTCACCATGACCGCTGGTATAGGAAATTCTACCGCCAGCGGGGGAAGTTTTGAAATAACTGCTGGTAATGCCGCTTCTTCTGGTAATGGTGGAAATTTTACTATGACTGCCGGTGGTTCGCCGAGCGGCGCGGGCGGCGATTTTACATTTACAGCGTTAAGTGGTGGAACGGTTAATGGCAGTATGTTTTTTAATACTGACTACGGTACAGTTATTCAATTGACAGCGTCATTGTTGGGTGATCAACAACTTGGGTTTTACGGAGCGACCCCAGTAGCCAGGCCCACCGCCGTGCCCGTCACCGCCGCAGGCATCCACGCTGCGCTCGTTTCTTTAGGCCTCATCACCTAACCAAGTGTAAAATTGCATAAGTTGGAGAACACATCATGGGCTGGCTCAAGAAAAAATTTAAGAAGATAAAAAAGATCGCTACGCGCGCAGGCGCGGCGTACCTCACCGGCGGGGCGTCTGAACTCTTAGGTGGCAACTCGGGCCAAATACTCAACGCAGGCGCTAATCTGCTGGGCATTGGCTCCGGCTCGGCGCTGAAGAAGGGCAACACAAACGCAAGCCGCGCGGTTGAGGAAGCCCGCAACAACGCGCTAGGGTCGATAGACGCCGCCTACACAGACCAGCAGAACTACCTCAACCCGTACCTCAAACAAGGCGGGGCGGCGTATAGCCGCATGGGCGATCTGCTAGGTCTGAGCGGCAACACAAGCGCGGCGGGGTACGGTTCCTACGGCCCCGGCAGTCAGTACACCATGACTGAGTTGGAACAAGACCCCGGCTACAAGTTCCGGCTGGCGCAAGGCCAGCGGGCGCTTGACAACTCTGTTGCGGCGCGCGGCATGAACTTGTCTGGGGCGCAACTCAAAGGCGCGGCCGACTACAACAGCGGCATGGCGTCACAAGAGTACGGCAACGCCTACAATCGATACATGGACAGGTACAAAACGCTTAGTGACATGGCCGAAAGCGGGTCTGGCGCGGCCAACAAACTAGCCAGTTACGCTGGCACTCGCGGCGCAAGCAGAGCCGACATCTATACCGGCGCGGGC